AAGAGCATGACGGCCTCGCAGTGGATTGAAGCTGATAGGGCACGCCAGATGAAAAAGCTTGAAGCACAACGTATCCGCTAACTTTTTTTAGGAAATTTACAAATGTCAAACTCGATTCTTACCATCGACATGATCACGCGCAAAGCGCTTGAGATTCTCGAAAACAACTTGGTTCTTACCCGTAACGTCAATCGCCAGTACGACGACAGCTTTGCTGTTGAAGGCGCTAAGATTGGCTCTACACTGCGTATCCGTCTGCCTGACCGCGCTCTGGTTACTGACGGCGCCGCCCTGCAAGTTCAGGACGACAACGAGCAGTTCACCACTCTGGCTGTTTCTACCCAAAAGCACATTGGTGTCAACTTCACATCTGCTGAATTGACCATGCAATTGGACGACTTCGCAGAGCGTGTTCTTAAGCCGCGTATCAGCCAGTTGGCCTCCAGCATTGATGCTGACGTTGCCAATGCATACAAAACCATTGGTAACACCGTTGGCACCCCAGGCACCACTCCTTCTACTTCTTTGGTCTTGTTGCAAGCCCAACAGAAGCTGAACGAGAACGCTGCTGTGATGTCGCCACGTTACGCTACTGTGAACCCAGCGGCCAACGCCGGTCTGGTTGAAGGTATGAAAGGTCTGTTCAATCCGACCGACACTATCTCTAAGCAGTTCCGCAACGGCATGATGGGCACTGGCGTGCTGGGCTTTGACGAGATCAACATGTCTCAGTCGATCAAGCAGCACACCACTGGTTCACGTAGCGCGAGCGCCTCCACACTGGTGAAGACCCCAGGCGTTACTGCCGAAGGCGCTTCTACCATTCTGCTGGAACAAGGCTCTGTGACTACCACCATCAAAGCTGGTGACGTGTTCACAGTCAGTGCTTGCAATGCTGTCAACCCACAAACCCGTGAGTCCACTGGTTCGCTGTTCCAGTTCGTTGCTCTGGCTGACGCCACCGCTTCGTCCGGCACTTGGACTGTGACTGTTGCCCCGATGTACTCGGCCAACCACGCTCTGGCTACTGTGGATGTGCTGCCTGCAACTGGCGCAACTGTGACCTTTGTGGGCGCCGCTTCTACTCAGTACGCTCAGAACTTGGTCTACCACAAGGATGCCATCACGTTCGCCACTGCTGACCTGTTGCTGCCACAAGGCGTTGACATGGCTGCCCGTGCCGTTCACAACGGTATCAGCCTGCGCGTTGTTCGTCAGTACGACATCAACAATGACCGTATGCCTTGCCGTATTGACGTTCTGTATGGTTTCAGTACCATCCGTCCACAAATGGCTTGCCGCATCTGGGGCTAAACCTAATGCCCCTTCGGGGGCGTTTTTTAAATCTTTTTTAAGGAAATTATCATGGCACTCCCTAATGGCGCTGGTGGCTACCAGCTTGGTGACGGCAATATCGGTGAAGCTGTTCTGTCGGTTCAAGGCGCTCCCACTGCCGTGGCTGCTGCCGCGACAATGACGACTGCTGAACTGTCTAATGGCTTGTTTGTGTTCAACGGCGCTGCCGGTAATCTGACTTTGCCCACTGTGGCACTGGTAGAGGCCGACATTACCGCTGCATCAAAAGTCAACGCTTCTCTTGACTTCATCATCATCAATATTGACGCTTCCGGTTCTGATTCAGTCACTTTGGCTGCTGGTACTGGTTGGACAATTGTTGGCGTTGCTGCGGTAGCTGTTAACACTTCTGCCCAGTTCCGCGCCCGTAAAACCGGCGATGGTACTTGGACTGCATACCGTATTGCCTAAATCTGATGGGGCTTCGGCCCCATCTTCCTAAAGGAACATCATGCCAAATACTAAAGCTGTTGGCGTTGCGTATAGCGACCCTGAATTTGATAGCGTAACCGTCACCGGCGCGTCAGCGTTGCAAGCGGTGACCGCTACGACCATAACCGCTACGACCATAACTGGTACTTCAACCGGCGCCATTCGTCTTCCTGTTGCTGCTGTTGCGGCGGCTGGCAGTACTCAAGGCAATGCGGCTGCACTAGCTGAAGGTTTGAATGTTGTCTCTGCTGCTGACGGCACAAAAGGCGTTAGATTGCCTACGGCTGTTGCTGGTATGGTAGTT